TTGGCAGGGGTTTGCCAACTGAGCCCAGTTGGCAAAAGTGGGGTTCCAGTTGGCAGCGGTTTTGCCAACTTGCGCGCACGGATTCATGTGGACTCCTTCGGGTCGGTGATGTCGTCTTGGTAAACCCACACATCCGGGTTCTCAACGGGCATTGCAGCACCGGATTGCGGGCATTTGTAGTGGGTGGGAAGCACTGCGAGCGCCCGAATAGGCAGCTCGCCAGTGAGCGGGTCAGGCGTGTCGCCCGGCATGTTCAGGACCATGCCTTCGACGCACAAATAGCCGAACTTGCTGCGGCCACAGGACGGCAGACCGTAGTCCTTGCCATTGCGGAAATACTTGATGTAGCCCTGGGTGGACAGGACCGAGAGACGCTCGCGAATGGTGCGCTCGCCGCCAAGACCTGCCTTGCCCTCGAAGGTCTCTGCGAATTGATTGCCGGTGTAGCCGCGACCCTGAGCTGCCTCCTCAAACAGGATCTGCAAAATGGCATCCCGTTTGCGGCGGCGCTCTGCGTCAAGGCGCTCACCGTACTCCTTCAGGACCAGACGATCATTGACATCGACTTGTCGCCATTCATCGTCAACCTTGTCAACAAACTTGTTGGGAATGGCAGCACCGTTGCGCAGCTCATAAATCAATTGCCGAGTGGTGCGCGCCTCGTCGGGACGCTGCAGCAACATGCCAGTGGAGTAATAGCCGCGCAAACTTCCTGCCCCGGCAAGCGCCTGAAACGGGTCCTCTTCGAACTGTTTTTTGGAGAGTTTCTTGGTGTGGTGAGCCAGAATCACACCCGCGTCGACATTGACCTCACGACGGATCCGATCCACCCGTTGCGACAGAAAGAACAGCATGGCACCGTTGTCGTTCTCGCCACCGGCATCACCGCCATCAAAGACATTGCGAATCGGGTCGATAACGATGATGTCGGGTGGCGGACCGCCAAAGGCCATCTGAATGGTTGGAATGATTTGGGCAAGACCCGCGTCGTTGAGCAGCGTTTGAAGCTGGGGAGTGGCCACAAAATTGACTCTGGCCAACAAAAGTGCAGGTTCTGACAGTCGGATCTTTTTGGCACGTTCGCGCAGGTAGTGGTATTGCACTTCGGCTTGCAGATAGAACACCCGCAGTGGCCGTGCTGGTGTCATGCCCAAAAACGGCTGCCCTGCCGACATGTGGGTTAGCCATGCCAGCAAAAAGTCACTCTTGCCGACCTTGGGCGCTCCGCCGAATACCAGCATCCCACCAGGAGTCACTACACGGGGAGCAATGAGATCATCTGGCAAGGGCGTATCGTCATCCAGCAGCTGACCAAGGGTGAAACTTGGCAGCAAAGGGGTGGCTGCCTTGACGACCCTGCGCTCGCCGTCTCCGATGAACGCTTTGCAATCAAACCCTTCTGCCAAACCGTCTGCAGCATCCCACTTGGCGGGCTTGTCAGTCGGTGGGACCAGGATCGCCACGGAATTGCATCCTGCAAGTGCACAGGCCTTGGCCGCGTTCTCTGCATACTCCCAACCCGGTGAATCCCGGTCTGGCCAGATCAGGACATCCTTACCTCTGAGCGGACTCCAGTCTGTCTTGTCGATAGGAGCCTTCGCCCCATTCATGGCCGTCGTGGCGACAATGCCCAGGCCAATCAAGGCGTCGGCACATTTCTCGCCCTCTACCAACACAATTGCGCGTGAGGTTGATACGGTTGGTAGGTTGTAGATAGGTCGGGGGTCGGGCGCGCGCCACATACGGGCACGCACGTCCCAAGGGCGAAACTCCTTGCCGGTTGGCGGGTCATACCGGTAGACACACGCAATGAGTTCGCCCTGGGCCGTGCAGTAGTCCCACTTGGCGGTATATGGCCCCAACTCATCTATCGGCACAGTGCGCGTGTCGCGCATGACGGGTCGGACGATGGGTGGGGCAAAACCCAGCCATTGCCGGATCTCATCGACAACCCGCGGAAAGTCATGACGCGCTGACAAGCCTTGGGACATCGCCCAAAGGTCAAGGACATCACCACCGTCCTCCGTTGAGAAGTCTTTCCACAACCCGCGCCTGGAACCATCCAGTTCGACCACCATGCTTTTGCCTGGTGTCCCGTCGACATCACCAATGTAGAACTTGCTGCCTCTTATCCGCCCGTGTGGAAACAAGTAGTGGAGAACGGATTCGAGTCGATCTAGCAGCGCTGCCCGCAGCGTCTCAGTATCTGCAGCCAAGTCGTCGCGTTGCTCAGGAGCGTTGTTGTAGTCCAACCAGACAATGTTGTCCTGGGTCATGCACCACTCCAACACCGGTCCTGCCAAGCGCAGAACTTGCACTCCATATGGGTCGGCGTAGTGGTATGGCGCGCGAGCGTCTCACCCGCAGCGGTGGCTGTTATCACCCGCACTCCGCGATCTGACATGCGCTGCGCCAGCCCGCCGTCGAAAGGCAACAACTCGAACCAAATCTCCTGGGTGTCCTTGTTGATCGCAGTGAATAGCGCCGGGCTACTTGCAACGCCGGGTACCGACGCCTCCATATAGGCCTGGTAAATAGCCACTTGAGCCGCATAGACGGGCTTCGACTTGGCCACGCCTTGCTTGACGGTATCCCGCCAGGACTTGTCATTCATGGTCTTGAACTCCCAGATGGCCGGATAAGCCATGCCGAAATCCCCAAGAACCAGAGGACCGCCATTCAGGATGCCGTCGACGTGACCCTGAATCCGGTCACCCGCTACAGAAAAGCCAAACTGACCACCTTGTGCCTTACGGGTATACAAGTCGAACCCTGCCAACTTGAGCCAGCGGATTGCCAAGTCCTCCAGCGTGTGCCCGACTTCAAAGATGCGCAGCAGACGACCGGAAAAATCACGGCCGACGTCTACAGGCGTCCTTGTGTACTCGTATTGAAGCGCGCGCTCACAGGCCACGCCGAGTCGGGACGCGCCCAGGTAATTGCGCGGCACCTGGTTCTCGCGTTCCCGCGCCAATCCCATATCGATCATCGCGCTGATCTGTTCATCAAGCTTGGGGCGGTGATTGAAGTCCAGAGTCACAATGCACCCCTTACTTCCGCAGTCGTCTGCTGCTGCGCGATGCGCTGCTCCAGAAACGTACGGTCCTTAGCTGCCATGCGCTCATGCTCCGCGAGCATGTGCGCCTGATAGGCCGAGACCACTACATCGACCAGAGTCAAGACTTCCTCTCGGCTGTAATCCGCCAGAGGTCGCGTCATATCTATTTCCCCAACATACTCACCCAATGGTGAGAGGCAGGATCGCATCGCGGCGATTTCCATTTCCGTGGGATCAATCATGTGTCCCTCCGTTTTGTTCATGATTTGAGAAAAGGCGTTCTGGCACTCCATGGAACAGAACACCCACCGGTCTGAATACCGGCCTGGATCGCTGCGGCGCAAGCGGGCGTTAAACCAGCCCAGCCCCTTGGCCTGGCGACTGCAGACAGCGCATTTCAAGCTGCCTCCCGGTAGCTATCGTTGGCGGCGACGACCAGGCGTTGGATCTGTGCCTTGTTGAACTGAAAAGAGAGCAGCGCCGATGCCTGATAACGTGTCAGGCCAAAGTCGGCACGCATCGGCTCGGGCAGATAGCGCAGTTGCTTTTCAGTGGGCGGCTCGTTGAGCCAGCGCCGCGTCTTGTGAGCGGAATCCTCCGACTCATGGTCGTTAAGCCAATCGTCGGCCTTAGCCATGCATACAGTACGCTCGCCAACGGCCAATAGATGGGTACCCATGCCCTGACCGCCACCGACTGCATGCCAGCGACCAGCCAGGAAAAACACACCACCCCAAGCTGTGAATCCGGTGGCCATCAGTGCGTCGTCACAGCCAAAAAGGTCACACCAGCGAAAGTTGGATCGCTTGAGCAAATCGATTTCACTCATCACGAAGTCGCTCAAAACACCGCCATCCTGCGGATGACGCTCCCATGTGTGGCTACAAAACGGACACTCCATGACCGCCAGGGGAACAACGGCACCACATTCCGGGCAATCTTTGGTTAGGGCCTCACCATCGTGCTGGTGGCCATCCAGATTGACATCCTGCTCCAGTGCGCAATGCATGAGGCTGGCGGTACCAAAGTCGAGCACGATGCAGTCTGTCTTGATGACGTGCGGATGTTCCTCGGGGTCCACTGTGCGCAGACCCCGGCCCACCATCTGAATGAAGGTGGACTTGTAGGAGCTTGGCCGTAGCAACACAACACAGGCGGTGGGTGTGAAGTCATAGCCTTCAGTAAGGATGGCCACGTTGACTATGACCTGCGCATCGCCGCTTTCGAAGCTGGCGATACAGGCTTTGCGTTCGCTCTCTGGTAGATCGCCATGAATGACCACTGTGGGAACACCGGCCGCATTGAAGCCATTGCACACGCACTGGGCATGAGCGACGGTCGAACAAAACACGATGGTCTTGCGATCGCTGGCTTTTTCCTTCCAGTTCCTGATGACGGCATCGGTGATTAGGGTTTTGTTGAGAATGGACGCGACTTCGTCCATGTCAAAGTCCACTGCAGTGCGCCGCACCTTGCTCAACGCTTCCTGCGCGCCGACATCGATCACAAAAGTACGCGGCGGAACCAGGTGCCCGCTTGCAATCATCTCGGCCAGAGTGATCTGATCTGCAAGATTGGAAAACACATCGCGAAGACCCTGACCATCGCCCCGGTTCGGAGTAGCAGTCAGGCCGCAGATAGCAGCATCCGGATTGCGGCTTTGCACCTTGTCGATCACTGCTCGGTAGCTGGGCGATGACGCGTGATGCGCTTCGTCAATCACCAGCAGGTCCAGAGTCGGAATCTGGTCCAGATTTGCACCCTTTGAAAGGGTCTGCACCATGGCAAAGGTGGCCCTGCCGGACCAGGATTTCTCGTTGGCATCGACCACCGAAGTGGTCAGGCTTGGATTTACACGAGAAAACTTGGTCCGGTTTTGACCAGTGAGCTCGGTGCGGTGTGCAAGGATGCACGCTTTGGCGTCGGGCTCGGCCAACACACTGCCTGCCACCGCCGACAGCATGATGGTTTTGCCAGAGCCAGTGGGAGCAACAGCCAGCGTGTTGCCATACTGGCGCAAGGCGGCCAGTGTGCGCTCAACCAGTTGGGTTTGACGGGGACGGAGCATCATGGCGGTGGCTCCTTACTGCGCCCAGCTGGGGCGACCCGCCACTGGCGAGCGACCGGTCGCCTGCGCATAGGCGTTCGGGGCCGGTGATGCCTGCGATGACGGTGCAGACGGCTGGCGTGCGGCACCCATGAGTGCCGCGTAGTCCTTATGGTCTGGCGTGACCGCTGACTTGATGACGCTCTTGTCCTGGCCGTTCTGGTCCTTATCCCAATCGACTTTGCCGAGAAATTCAATGCCTTCCAGGTCGGAAAATCCACTGATACGACGCGCGTTTTGCGCAGCAGGACTGCTGTCGCCTGGGTGGATGCCGCGCGCAGAATTGAGAATGGCCTTCACGAAGGTGCGACCCATGTTGGCCCACTCTGGGCCCTTGGGGCTGTGCAGGCCAATGAGTGACCACATCTTGCGACGCGCATATTCACCATCCATCACCACAAATTCGCAATTCAGATAGACGGAACCTGTGTTGATGTTGCGCGTGGCAAAGCCACCGGTCCAGCCTTGGGTCGCGTCGTCGTGACCACCGGGTTTGATGGTCATGCGCACACGCACGACGGTGCCTTTGGGGATCAGGTCGAAGGAAGTTTGTTCGGATGCGGAATTGAAGTCGAAGTAGGTCATGATCAGATCTCCTGAGTTGCAATGGATTCGGGGATGGCGGGAGCACCAGCGGTACTGGCAGAAATGGGGCGCGCAAAGGCAAGTCGCTCGCTGGCGGGCTTGGCGGGGCCAGCGATCTTTTCCATGAGGCGACCCAGGTGCGGCTCCTCAATGGCATCTAGTCGACCGGAACGGTCCTTGGCTGGGTATCCCCAGGTGTTGAGCGTGTGGCAGACGAATGCCCGGTAGTTCACTCCGTCGTCCCCCTTGACCTCAGCCAAGGTGACGACCTCGTCAACAATTCCTGGCAACTCCAGACCGGTCTTCGAGCCGTCGATCTGCAAAGAGAAAACACGGCGATTGAAATCGTCCAGTGACTCGTTGAGGATGCCGACAAACCAGACGTTTTTGCGACGGGTGTGTTGCAGATGCGTGAGCCAGGCAATCATTTCCTGGCCCATCAAGCCGTACGCACCACGGCTGTCGGGCTTGCCAGTCTTCTCGGAGTACGCCTGAGGCTGCCCCTTACTCCACTGCAGGCACAGACGACCGGCAACGGTTATCGAGTCCACGAATACTGTGTCGTATTTGTCCAAATCTGTGGGTTCGCCAAAGCGCGCACGAACCGCATCGAAGTGCGCTTGGCTGTAAGGCTGGTCATCGCGCAACGCTGGGTTTGGACCGCCAATGAAGACAGCGAAGTCACGGCATTCCTGCCATGTGCGTGGACGGATGGTGTCGCCCGCCCAGCTCTCGACAGCCAAGTCACCTGCTTCCAGGTCAAAGAACAAGGTGGCTGTAGCTTTCAGTGTCCAAAGCTGAGACGTCTTGCCTATGCCGCTTTTGCCAACGAGCACGCCCTTGACGCCACGCTGCTCAGCCAGGCGCTGGTCCGCAGTAATGATGGGGAGTTTCATTTGCGCAACTCCTCGTCAGACAGGGACGCAAAAGCATCTGCAACCGTCGTGGTGCCAAGTGCACCGCGTTTGCGCGCTGCCTCGTACAGTTCTTTCAAGGCTCCCGAGCGGCGAATGATTGCGCTGCATTCAGCTTCGGTACCCTGGATGGCAAATGCAATGTCATCAATCGTCGCATCAGTCAGATTACGAATCACTTCGTCGGGACGGGTCGTGCCATTCGCGGGAATGCGTACAGAATCTGGCAAAGCTACCGAATGAAACGACAGGTGCTTGCGCAGCCGTGACATCAGCGACTTCGGTGCGCTCGGCGCGGCAACGAGAGGCTTGGGTTCGGAAACCTTTGCGGCGGTCGGCTTTTTGAAACTTGGAAACTTCATGGTGGTTACTCCTGAATGAGTGCGAGACGGAAGCTGGGCTTGCCGGTTTTGAGGGTGCGTGCCTGTACGAAGGCCGACTTGAGTGATTCAGGCCATGCGCCGAACTTGGTTTCGGACACGCGGTAGCTGATCTCCACGTACTGGGCGGGGTCATCGCCATTCGCTGCAATGCGACGAGTTATTTCTGCCAACTTGGACTGATCCCAGTCGACCTTCTTGGGCAGGTCGGCAGTGATGCGCACGCGGCCATCGTCAAAATGGACAACGCCCGTGTCCTTGCCCGCTTCCAGGCGAAGACCATGCGCACGATCGGCGAACTTGAACTCAATGGCGCGATCAACGTGATCGGCTTTTGCCTTGGCCGCAGTTAGCTGATCAGCAGCTTCGTTCTTGAGCTGGAACAGAACCTCACTGGAATGCGCTGCCAAATCTCCAGCGGGTGTGGCGATCGCCTGTTCAAGGGTCAGTTGGCTCATGCTGCACCTCCTGCGTCTGCACGCTCAGAGGTACTCTTGCGCAGGCTGTTGGTCTCGAACGCTTCCACGTCCTCGACGCGGTACAGCACGCGCCCTTGTAGTTTCAAAAATACCGGTCCAATACCTTCGGTCCGCCAGCGTTCCAGTGTGGCTTCGCTAACGTCCCAACGGTCGGCCAGTTGGCGTTGGTTGAGGTGTTTGACACTCACGTTTTGGTCCTTTCAAGTGGTTGAGAAAACGTGAGGAAAGTTTCGGAAACGACCGGTGGGCAAAGGGGTGGGCAAAGAGGCGCAAAGGGGTGGGCAAATCGAGCAAATGCAACTGCTAGAAACAAAAAAGCCCGGAGGGTTAGTCCGGGCCGAAGTTGTGAGGCTGCTTTTGGAGTGGATCAGCCTTTGGGCGGGTATGGATCGTTGCCATAGCTGTTACGGTCGCGGATGCGCCCATCCCTGCCATGAATCAAGACCTCACTTTTTTGGTTGATTGCGATTTGTCGCGCAGCACGCTCTGCATGAGCTTGCGTGTCATGCAACGAGGTGTCGCGGGTATTGCCTTCGCCACGAACGGCCCACTGGTCGTCACGACGAACTACATGTTGATTTTTTCCTGTCATATTGGATCTTTCAGAAATCGATTGATGAGATGGCGTTGTGGCTGTGCTGATCGATTCACCCCCCCTCTGATAGCAAGTAATCCGGGTGTAGCCAGTAGTACCCTTTCTGGTCTGACTGCACAAACGTCTCAAATACCTCCACATGCCGCTTTTTGATGTTAGCGAACCTGAAGTTTTCAGCGATCTCAAGTGCTTTGGCAATCTGACGCTTGTGCACTTCGTCGCCATCAGCTTCAAGCAGCACCGTCAGGAATTTGAATACCTGTGGTGAAAGTGACATCTCTACGCCGCCAATCAAAGCCACCCGCTTGGATGCAACTAGACGAAGTGATGTTTCATCGGAGACGATATCTGGAGCCAGGCCATCAAAGTAGGCTTCGAGGTTTTCAATGACCAAACCGGCCTTTCGAAGTTGAGCAACAGCCCCAAGCGGGACAAATATGCGGCTCCTCAGACTGCCACGCTGAAGATCTGCAATGTCGCTCGTGGTAATGGTCACATCAGTTCCAGGCGCTGCACGCTGTTCAAGGGCTTCTGCCACGCATGACTGATTGGCCGTAAGTTGGCAACCGAAAAACAGACTGTGACGATGCCGCTTGTATTCACGTTCACCCAGATGCCACAGAACACCCGGGATCACCTCTGTTAGGGGATACCGTGATTTCAGCCCCAATGCCACATTGAGCCATTCAGCGACCTTGGCTGGGCTTGCCTGCCAAAGCCGTGCTCGCTCTTTCGTCAGTTGTACCCATCCGCACTCGCCACAGTAAGCCCGAAGACCAATTTTTGAACCATGAGCGGCATGTTCCGGTCGGATTGAACCGCTCATACAGTCTGGGCACAACACGCCATCGGCCACCTCATTCGTCAGACCCAGCGCCTCTACATCCCTTAGATGTTGGAACACCTCGGCTTGTCCGCCGACCCACACTGCATCCGGTAAAAGTTGATGTCCGGGCTGCTCTAGCAACCTGGACATCTCGACCAATGCAGGTGCATTGATAGGACCCAAGATCAAGCTCCTTCAACGGCAGCCACACGTTGATCGGCTGATTCCGCCGTCGGTGGCTTCTGCATCACGCCCAAAGCCAGCACGAGCTTTTCCGCAAGTTTGGCATCGGCTTCCTCCATGTCACGCAAGTTGCAGATGCCTGTGGGTTTCAAACCGATGTGAAGCGCCCGGCCTTTTTTTGAGTCTCCTTCAGGCATGAAATACAGACTCACAGTTGCACTGATGAAATGGAACCCCACACCCACCAGTGTCGTGTTGTGCTGCACGCGGACACATTCCAATGCGTCAGGTGCGTCCTTTTCTGCTGGTGGCTTGACCGTGTAATCACACAATGGCTTTTGAACGGAGCGGACACGGCATTCGGATAACCGGACCTTCACCACACCATGGTCAAGCAGATCCAATCCGCTGTGTTCGTCCGGATTGACACCCTCACGCAACCGGTTGAGCAAAAAGAGCGGCTGACTCACGGTCAGCGGCTCCAGGGACTTTTTGAACACATGTGTGCCCAGTGGAGCAAGCAGCTTCTGACGTGCCTTCTCGCCGCCCACGACCAACAAGTCAATCACGCCATTTTCGGGATAAATGATGGCTGTCATGCGCAAAGGCGGACGAACGTCGCGCCACATCGTTTTGTCATCTGCGCCGAACTCAAGGCTGCGCTGCAGGTTGTCTTCTACGCGGATGTCCAGCTGCACACCTCCGTCAAGGTGGCGGGTCAATACGTCAATCTCACATGCACGTGGGCGCCCCTTCTTTGGGGTGAAGGCTTCGGCCAGCGCTTTGCGCAGGGGGTCGATGTCGACAGCTTCAAGGTACAACGATTGCCCATGAGGAAGCTGGATACGACGCCAGGTACGCTTGCCAATTTCCGCATCAGCCTGCAGGATTGACTCAGCTTCGGCAAGTTTGGTTGGCCAGTTGATCAGCGTC